CATTTGTTGTTAAAGAAGTGAAAGTTGCTTTAAGCGCAGTTGTGCCAGTTCCAGAAGTAGTTGCATAATCCGTTAAATCTACGACTCCTAAAATTTCTGCTTTAGTTGTAATATCTGCTAAACTAGAAGTTGCTTTATTAATTTGCGCCCAAGTGTAATCATTAGTAGCTGCAATTACTGCTCCAGTTCTAGTAAAAACAGAAGTAACTGCTCCTGCTCCACCAGTTGATACTGCTTGATAGCCAGCATTTGTACAAATATAAAGAGCATGGCCTGTCATATCATAAGCAATTTGATTTTCCTGACAAGATCCGGGAACTCCAGTTACAGGAAATATCCTTCTAGCGTAGGGTGAAGTTTGAAATGCAAGAGAGGCTAAACCTATAATTACTATAATTGCAATTAAAATATTTCTTTTCATCGTTTAATTTCCATCATGGCGTACAATGAGTTATAGAAAAATTATCCCATCTAACAGATGCACTTGAGTCAGCCGAAGAAAGTCCATGTTTATTGCTGAATTGGCCACCTAAATTATTAAATGGCCCAAAAACTGAAGCTCCATCAACAAAAAATTCATGAGTTCCGCAATGCAAAATAACTTTTATAGTGGTTGGATCTGGAACTGGAACCATAAACATTAAACTAGCATCAACTTCTGCTCCACCTACAACACATTCATATCTCCATTCACCAAAAATTGGAACTGAATAAATAGCTTCAAAGTTATTATTATCTATATAATTAAAAACAATTCCACCACTATGAGCGCTTTCTCCAGAAATTGTAACTTGTATTACTGCATCTGGAGAACCATAATTGACAGTAACAAAAGAAGTTTCACCACCAGTATGAATTGATCCTGGAGTAACGGTATAAGCTTTATTGGAAGAAATTCCCCAAACTCCATCTCCAGCAGTCCAAGCATGAATTCCATCACTTGCAGTTCCCATTGTTACTGCACTATCTGCTCTATCAAAAGTATCAGTTACAACTGCTCCGGCAAAAGAGCAACAACCAGTTGCTACATTTTTCCACTGAAGTTTTATAACTCCTTGAGGAAAAACTAGTGCGCTGATTGAAAACAGTAAAAATAGAGAGATTAAAAATCTTCTCATTAAAGCATAGTCCCTTTTAGAACTAGAGCAATATCAGAAAGAGTAGCATCTGGCGAAGCTGGCGCAGTTATTGTTACAATATCACCAGCCACTATAGAAGTTGCAGTTCCAGAAACTATAGAACAAGTGGTTCCAGCAATAGCAAATCTTAAAGTTCCTTTAGTAACTCCATTAACTTTTACAACAAAATCTGTTTGTGCTGTAGCAGCAACTATCGCATCACATTTAGTTCCAGTAAAGCTAGAAGGAAGATTAAAGCTTCTAACAGCAACAAAATGCAAAACAACGGCAGAGGCAGTTGGAATTCCCTGTATTTGCGTTGCTACGTCATATGGAATATTTGGATTTGGATCTAGTGTTATATTAGCACTAGCTTCTGTACATCTATATTTTGCTAAAGAAGAGTTATACCAACAATCTCCATCTACAGTAGTTGCTGGATCTCCAGCCAAAACTCCAAAATTAAATCCAGAAAAAGTAACTGTTGGATTAAAAGTTTTCTTTCCATTAAAAGTTTGCGCATTAATAGTTACTAATCCTCTAGCAGTTAAACTTGCAGATGGAATATTAAACGTGTGAGTATCTACTAAAGAGACAATATTAAAATCTGTTCCGGCAGTTCCAGTTACCAGAAACTGAGAAACGGCAGTTAATGTATTTATAGAAGTGATTCCACTTCCAGCCGGTTCAATTATATTCTGAACAGTTCCATTTTCAAAACATCTAAACTTATTTAAAACAGTATTATACCAGCAATCTCCAGCAACTACAGAAGATGGATCGCCAGCCAGAGTTCCAAAATTTAATCCAGCAATAGTAGCATTTGGATGAGGAGTTATTCTTCTTAGAAATAAATCTCTATAATCTGCATTTGCTCCACTGTTAATTTCAAGTAATCCAGTTGTAGTTCTAAAAAACGCAACATCTAAAGGAGCAGAAGGCAATCCATTTGTCCAACCAAAATAAGTAGAAGCTCCTGCGCGAACTTGCGAAGAAATATTAAATAAATCTGAATCTCCTAAAGTTGTAGTAGAAGTCCATTTTGGAATATAGTTAAGAGTACCAGTTCCATCATTATCTACATCTCCAGAACCTATTAATCCACAAACAAAAATATCTCCATAAGTATAAGGAGCAGCTACTCCAGTTCCAGAGAACTTAATGTCATATTTTCCACAATCTACATAGAAATAATAAAAGGAATCTATATCTGCTACAAATGGATTATTTTTAATTACTAATCCATTTCTATCATCCCACAAACTAGCTAAAGTTAATGTTCCTGCTAAATATACAGTAACTGTAGCCTGTGGATAAGTTTCCATTAATTTAAATTGAGTAGAAGGAGAGGTTTTTACAGTCTTTCCCCCTTTCTCAACGTAATTAAAATATTTGCTCTTAATCACATCAGCTTTTGTTTTTGGCAAAAATAAGATGCAAAAAAGAGCAAATATTAGCACGCTTAGGCAGGATATTATTTTGAAATGGTTCATAGCAGATTATAGTAGCAGAACTTCTTTAGGCAAGATTGTATTCCTACTTAACATCTGTATTTCCGCGAGCACGACCATAGTTATTTTTATCCTTCTTAATAGTAGAAGTAGTTGCTTGCTTTGCTCTACCACTAGAAGTACCAGTTACTGCTCGTTGTAATTGATTTACTTGATCTTTTGCAGTGCCAAAACTTGTTTCTCTAGTTTTAGCAACTATAGTATCCGGCCCTTTATCTTGAGAATATTCATCAAAACCTGGACCACCACCGCGACCAAAAACTCCACTTCCACTATCTTTTGTTGGGGCAGAACCAATTTCTGATGCATCAGTTCTAGCTCTTTGCATTTTATTCATTTTTCTATTTCTCCCTTAAAAATTAAGTAAAGCCACTGAAGTTGGGAAAGAATATCCATCTCCCTCAAATTCATTAGAATAAGTAAAGTTTCCAATATAAGAGTCAATAAATGGCATTCTCATATAATCGCCTAAATAGGCTTTTGGATAATTTTCTTCATCTTCCTTTATTTGTTTAGCTAGTAATTTAGGATAAGCACCTTCATCATTCGGATTCATACAAAGTGCCATTAGATTCTGATACCTTCCAGCACTTCCTTTTAATTCTGGATATTTGTGAATATTAGCTAAAGTCCAATTATAAGCTACATATTCTGCGCGTTTTCGCACAAGATTTTCATTTAAACTCTGAGGAATTACATCTGCTTCTTTAATTAAACTTAATCCTTTTCTTTGATAAATAACTTGATAAACTCTTTCAAATTTAGGAGCAGGATATAATTCAAATAAAGGAAAGCTATCATCATTAGGCGGAGGATGAGCGACTACGTGTCTTGGATCATCTAGAAAAACTCTAGTAGGATCGAAATTATTTAATTCTTCTAAAGTTGTAGCAATCCAAAGTCTCTTTCTCAACTTTAAAGAAATAAAGAATTTCCAATACTTGAAATCAATTACTTGATCGCCTAGTGAATTAGTTATATAAGGAGGATTATAATATAGTTTTACAATTTGATATTGAGCACTAATATTTGTTTCATCTAAAAATGGTTGATCTAGTGTCAAAACAATTGCTGCTGGATTTGAACTATCAGAAGCTAGTATATTGTAACTAAAAGCATTTCCAGTATTTGCCAAAGAAGAAGCTACTCGAAATTGCCGCTCAATCAAAGGAATATCATTTGGAGTTAATGCAATTACTAATGCTGAAGCAGTAGCATTTAATGTAACAAATTCACTAAATTTAACTACACTTGCAGTTCCAGCAGTTATTGCATTTGGTGTTCTAACAAAATCTTTCTTCTGCAAAAATCCCCACTCATTAGATTTATAAATATCTCCTAATGCTTCATTAATTAAATCTCCAAGCATAGCTGGAGGTAAAATATCTAAAGCTCCTAGCAGTTTAGCTTTTAAATCTGCAAAAGATAAAGACATTTTACCTCCTTACTATACGCTTGAAAAAGTTAATTAGTTCCTTGAAGTTCAACTCTAACAATAGTAGCTGAAAGATCAATAGCTCCAGCTTCTAACATTGTAGCAACGACAAAGAACATTAGTTTAATATCAGTAGATTTTGCATAATCATTTGTTGTGACCAAAACCGGAACACAAAAATAAGTTGCATTACTAAGAGTTACACGAATTTGATGAATGTTATTAACTCCAACTAATTTTGGAATTCCAACTCCACCAGCAGCATAAGGATTCGGGCCATTTAAAAGAACAACAACCCGTTTTTTATTTCCAACTGCATCTGGATAACCATTAAGATATTTTCTTATTGTAGCATTAGCCATATAGTTTTTCTCCTTTTAATTGATTTAGGAAATCAACTACATAACTCCATCGTTATAAACTTGATGTGCATTGTCAAGAAACATCTTTTTAACTGTGCCAGCAGCACCATTCCATGCTTCTATAACTTTGCCCATTCGCACGGCTTCCTGAACATTTGTCCAGCCAGTTGCATCTAGAATTGTATCAGCAGAACCTAAGTTTGCAGCTACACTCAATTCAACTGGATCATTAACAACTGGAGAAGCTTTAGTTAGCGCAGCTTTCAAAAGAACTCCAACATCTCCTCTAACCACAATTGGAATAATATCCCCTTTTGAATTAGAAGCAGTTAAAACTCCAATTGCAATTCCGGCCAATCGCGCAGTAATTGAAGCTAGTGGAGTAACAAAGAATTTCTTAGTATCATTCCAAAACAAAGGTCTGCCAACTACAATATCAGTTAGAAGAACAGTTGCAAAATCAGGTTGAATTCTTACAAATTGTACTTCACAACCATAAAGAGTTCCAACTGTAGTGTTAGAAAGTTTAAGAGCTTGTTTCTCAGAAAGTCTGATTCTTTGTCCTAAAAATCCTTCTCCCCGCATTAGATGCTCACCTTTAGTAAGATCCTTTACAGTAGAAATTCCACGAGCGATAACTAAATCATTTAGTTTTTTGTCGCCAAGATAAGTTACTAAGTCCATTTTTATTTTCTCCCTTTCACTCTAGTTTTCCTAGAAGTTCTGTAATGTAGCACGTCTTTAAGCACTTATTTACAGCTAAGAAAATTTGTTAATTAATAAGAAGGAACTAACTCTAAGTGATTTATCTTATTTATGTCTGCTAGGGATAAATAAAATAATGAAATCTAAATTAATTCCTTCTTCTGATTGAACTAGCCGCCCATTCCCAATCCTTGCGTATGGTAACGAGAGCCAATTCCTTCATAATTATATGCTACGTTGATAAAGCCAACAACTTTATTAGAATCGAAAGCTTTTTGAAATCCAGAGAAACCAAAAGCAAATTCCGGATCATCAGAAACGCGCATGACCATGTGATTTGTATTTACGATGAAGAAAACTTCTCCAGGATCAAGAGTTGCAGCATTTCCTGTAATTGGAAAATTATTCAAAGCAACTGCAACTGGATTATTAAAAGCTGCTGTTTTAAAATTTCCTAATCCATAGTTATCATCATCAGAAAGTCCATTTTCAAAACTCGGGCAATGCTCATCTTCCATAACATAAGCATTGTGGAATTTAAATCCTGAACCTCCCCAATATGGATCACGAACATCTTGAGTATAGCGATATGCTGGCTCTAGTTTATTATACATAAAACTATGTCCAGCTTTATTAACTATAATCAAATCTGGTTCCTCTGGGCCATGTTTTGCTAACTTATAAGCTCGGTCTAGATTAACAAAATCAATTGGGCCTTTAGTTCCATCAGGATTTCCAACCCAATAAATATTTCCGTTAATTTGCCCGCGCGAAAAAGCAGTTCTATCTGCGCCTCCATATGAAGTTGCAACTAATCCATTCCAACTAGGCAAAGTTGGATGCCCAATCATTTCTGCAAATCCATTGGGCAAACTATCATCAGTTTGTCCATCTCCCCAAGCAGCAAATGAAACAATATCTGAAATTGTAGAAAGACCATTTTCCAAATCTTCATCTAGAAGTGAAAAAACTGCTTCTGGTCCTTTTGCATAAACTTGAAGCTCTTCTTTATATTCTGCAATAGGAACCTGAGCAAACTTCATATCGAATACTGATTCAGCAAGAGTTTGAGGTTTGCTAATTTGAAATGTAGCTCCCATCTTATAATGAGAACCCGTTAATGGCCGAAAACGAAATACTGCTTTAGAAAAAGTGCCACCGCCAAATGGATGAATCTTTTCTCTCATTCTAGAAAGAAAAGCTGATTCAGTAAACCAGAAATCATCAATAAGGTCAGGCCAGATTTCGTGTTTCGCCACAATATTTACTGGCGAATTGATATTCATAATTTAATCTCCGAACTGGCACGAACTCTAAAACAGTTATTTAATTTTAAACTGTCGAATTAATAGTTTAGTAATAAACTTATTGTCTATTACCAATATACATTCCATCAGTATCATATTCTTGTTCAACTTCAGCAAATCTATTTACTGCATTTTCAGTATGAACAGAACGACGAGTATTTAAATCAAAGTTTCTAAGACGGAAATATTCTGGATCACCTTTTTCATTCTTTGGAAGATCCTCCAATTTAACGTCTTCTTTCTTCTCTTCTCTATTAAGTTCTAGTCGTTTTCTATCCATAATTGGATTTGGATTTACTTTTCTATTAAGAATAGATTTTCTAATCGTAATTCCATTCGCTTTCAAAGCTTCTCTAGCACCTTCTTGTTTGGCTGCTTCAAGTTCTGCTTCTCTTGTTTTCTTATCTTTTTCTGCACGAACTGTTGAAAATCCAAAAAACTCATCCATTACTTGAGTTGGGTTTTTTCCAACTTCCAACCCCTTAACAAGCTCAGTTGAAAAAGTATCCAATTTCTGATCTGTTAATTCAATTCCTAATTTATCAGCCTCACGCAATGCACGAGCGATATGTATAGAAGCATTAATTCCACCAACTGCTAAATTTGTTCCAGTAGTTAACAAAGTATCAGCAAGTGTTTTTGCATCTACATAATTTCCATTTTGAGGATTTGGCATTTCTTTCTCCTTACTAGTGATTTTCTCATCTTTCTTTTCTGCTAGAGCTTTTATAGCATCAGGATTCGTAACTAATTTTGCAGCTTCGCTTCTTACTTCTTCTAAACTATATCCTTGATCTACAAATATTTTCTCCAGTGCAGCAATTTGTTCAACTGCCGCTGTTTGCAAATCCCCTGTCAAACCACTAGCTGCCCCTTGTAAATTCGCCAATCTTGCTAAATTTGTTTTTAGTTCTGCAATTTCGTTATCCTTATTTGTTCGATAAGAATTAAAAGAAGATTGAGCTAAAATTCCATCTGAAACAACTTTATCTGCTGCTGGTTTAGAATCTATATCTCTTTCTAAACTTGCAAGAATTGTCGGGTCAACTCCTGCTTTTCGCATTTCTTCTAAAACCGCTTTCGTATTTGTACTAACTGACATTTGTTCCTCTTTCTTTTTAATTAGCTAATTGTTAAAAAGCCTGAGAAGAAGTTAAGAGATTAAAAAAGAAAAACAAGGTGGGCTGGAACTAATTATGATCTAATAATTAGAACTTCCACCTTGTTCATTAATCTTATTCGCAACTGTGTTAAGCCAATTAGCCATTGAATCTTTTACAAGTTGTGCTTCTTTATCTGCTCCCGGATAGGAATCAGTTAAATCAGTAAACATTGAAAAGACAGCGCCAAATCGCTTAGTTGCTTTATCTACTAAACTCTCCTGTTGAGGTTGTTGATTTTCTCCAGTTGGCTGTCCTTGTCCTGCTACTCCAGCAGAAGATATTTGATTATATAAATTAGGAGTAGTAGGAGCAGGAGCAGCATTTGCAGCTGGAGGAATCATTCCTTGTGGAGTTGACATTTATTTTCTTTCTAGAAAGAATTTGTGGGCTAGAAGAACCCCCGTGGAATAGTTAAGATAAAAGAACCAATCTAGATTATCTCACCATTCAGACTAGCCCACAAAAAAGACTCTATACTAATTAAAGCATAGAGTCAAGTTTGTTTTTTATTAAAATTTATATTATTATATAAATTGCTTACCAGTTGGAGGACTTCGACGCATTTAGATATTTTAAAATAAATTTAGTTGCCTTTCTAGGCTTTCTTCTTAAAATCTCTCTAGCCTGTGCCACATCAAAAAACATTTCATCACCATCGCTAGCAAATCTTAAAATCTGCTTTCCAAATATTTTAGTTTCGCATTTATCACATTTTTTCATATTAAGTAGTAGCCAAAGTAGTATCCGGCACTCCTTCTCTATTCTTTTGTTCCAAATGCGCTGGCGCAGTATTTTCATCTGGTCTTCCGACTTGAGAACTAAATTTAGCAGCTAAAGCTTCTACTACTTGTTGAATCAATGGATTATCTGGTTTTCCATTTCCATTAGAAGATCCAATATCTCCACCCATAGTTTGCATAATTTTCTGTACTTGCGCTTGAATTTTAGCAGCAGCAATAGATTTTGCTTCTTGCTCTTCAAAAAACTCCTTTCTTACTTTTTCATAATTATCATCGCCTATAAAAGCATTATAAATCATTCTATCAGAAATTGTCCCACCAGCTTTTTGTACTTGCAAAAGGGCTAGTTTATTCTGCATACTTTGTCTCTCTTGTACAGAATTAGGAGAAACATAAGTGGCGAAATTCTTCATCCATTCTCTACGAACTATCCACGGAGGTCTAGAATCTTCTTTATACACTTTTTCAAACTTAGTTGGATCATAGTCTATATAAGTAGGTTTAAGTGCATTTACTCCTAGAATTTGCAGTCTTCTTTTAATGGTATAAACTTGGTCTGCAAATGACAGCCAAATTCGGCCAAGATACATAAAAGACTTTTCTTGCTCTCTTGCTTGATCAGTAGTTAGAACTCCTAACTTTCTTAAAAGTGCTTCTTGTGTATCATCAGAAGGAGTTTGTTTTAATTGCGCCGCACCTGCCCAATCTTGCGTTCCAGAAACATAATCTTGTAGAGTTTGTAGAAGTTGAATTAATTCAAAAGCTTTTCCGTCAATTGTAAAATAATCAACAGGAACTAAAGTTACAATTGCTTTTTGTAAGTGTGCAACTGAATATTTAAATGCTTTCCCTATTAAACCTCTAAGGCCTAAAGACTTTATCTTATTAGCAATATCATCTGGAATACTAGAATCAATTCCAATTGGCGGATTAATTCTTCCAACAACTGCATCTTCCATTGCTTGAAGCATATTATTTACAGAAGTTTCAATTGGAAGAGAATCCATTATTACTGGAAATCCGAGAAATTCGCCAGCAATTCTATCAAAGTAAAAACCTGAAACTGGAATTGTTCCATCTCCCCACTGTGGCGGCCCATCATATAATATTCCAGATGAACACGAAATTATTAATCTTCTAGCAGGATAAAATTTACATTCATCTCTATTTAAATACCTTTTAATTTCTCCTTCACCACTAAAAACATTAGTTCCTACCTGATTAATTTCTCCTTCACTATTATAAAAACTAGGAACTTCATAATACCAATGAGAACCAGGTTCGCCCATACAAACTGTATTTCCAGTTTCATTAATTGTATTATCATCTATAAAAGTATAAAAAATATTAACAGAAGGAAATGGATTAGAAACTGCCGATTGAGTATTTCTACTCTTTTTCCATTCCCATAATCCTCTCCATGATTTTTTAGTTTTCTTAAAATTTCTAGCAATCCGCGAAGGAACTTCTGTATCTGGTTTTATAGTTTCTATAAAATCTGGAAATTTTTTATGGGCAAGTGGCAAAGGAAGCTCTAAGCGTATATCGACCCTGTAAGCCTTTTGAATGTCGTTGTCCGATGGAATGTGTCCGACTAGGACTGATTTATAGTCCAAATATGTGGGCATAATGTCAATATCCCCAGTTAAAGGGTCATAATCAGGCCAGAGAAGCACATATCCAGTACCATGACCACCGCTATATTGCTGTGCGCCTTTCACTGTTCTATCTACAAAAAGCCTACTCCACCAATCTTTCGATAAATTATTAAAATCATCAGCTTGATCTAAGCACATTGGATCATCTAATTTTGTAGTTCTAATCTGCCAATTTTGCCGAATGTCGGATTGATTAGCAATTGCTTCTCTAGCCTGTCTTCGGCTTTTAGAAACTACAATATTAGAAAGTCCTTTATAATCCTTTCTTCTACTATCTCCATATAAAACTGACATAGATAGTTCAGCTTTTCTAAAAGCTCTACAGGAGCGCAAAAATGCCCTTTCATTATCTAAACCAGTTTTTATATAAGAGAGTAAATCTTCATAATACTTTGCATTTTTATCCATTGTATAATGATTTCCATTATCATCAATGGCAGAAGGAGGAGCATACGATTGAGTGTATTCGTTTTTCATTAGCCTTTGTCCAAATTACTTTTATTTTCGTGGTTCACTGCGAAATGAAATTCTGTTTTCTTCGGCGGCAATTTCTTCTTTCTATTTCTATTCATACCAGCTTTTAACAAATCGATTGCTGCTGATGGATTATCAGAATCTTTAGTTAAAGTTCCCATTCTAGCTTTTAAATCATCGTGTCTATTCTTTTGCGTAGCTTCTTTTAAATATCTATTTCTCTCAGTAACATATTCGTCTTCTGCACTATTTCTTTCTTGCATTTGCTTTTCAGCTGCACTGCGCGCCATTGGAGTTTTCAGTTCTATTTTTTCATATCCATCTGGAGTTTGTTGATTTTCTAAAATTGCAACTCTAGTATCGCCTGTTAAAGGATTTCTATAAATAACTGTAGGTTTGCCATGAGAAGGATAAGTTGGAAGTGACCATATTTTTTCTGCTACATGCCTATCCACAGAATTTTTATGAGTAGGACAAGTTATATATTTCTTATTAGCCTCTGATATAGGAAATATTACTTCTCCTATTTCGCCAGTTAAACAACACTCATATTGATAGATAGGCATTTCTAAACTTCTTTCACATCTAAAAATAAAGTTTTCTCAGCTAACCTTCTCCTAGTCAATCCTTTTAGTTCAATTAATTGTCCATGAGGATTTCTAGCTTTATTCCACATCATAAATCTTTTTGCTGCTTCTAATTTATTATTATTATTTAAGTTAGCTAATAAAGAACTTTTAGCAAAATTCTTAGCTCCAATATTAAATACTAAAGAAGTTAGTGCAGCAAATTCATTATCCGTTAAAGTAACCTTTACTAATTTCTCAATTGAATATTCTGCTTCTAACAAATCGCTCTTTAACAAATTATCTGCAAATTCTTGAGATATAACTGTTGGAAAAGATTCTTGAGCTTTAATTAAATGTCCCCATCCTATAGTCAACAATTCAACTGGATCTTTATATATCTCTAATACGCACTTTTCAAATGACTTAATTAAATCTAAACCAGCTTCATTTATTTGTCTAGTCATCTCTTTTTACTAATCTCTTTCTAGTTAGTTTCTGACGCTTTCCATGTTTCTGATAATAATAATAAGATTCTGGCGGCCTAGTTCTGGGTCTAGGAATTTTCATACTAATTTGCTTAGCATGTTCATTAACTTCTACTTCTGTCTTATTTTCCTCTAATAACTTTAAAGCTTCTTCATAATTGCTATTATCTGCCAATTCTCTTGCTTTTTCAAAGATTGTTTTTGGCACTAAAATAACAGAAACTATTTCTTCACTCATATTTCAATCACCAGTCTGCGTTGCCTAGATTTCTATCTAGATTATCTAAATAATTCTGGTTATCTTCTATTGTAGCAGAAAACGAGGCAGAGTCAACATCTATTTTTCCAGCTTGCTCAAATTCATAGCCGGGAAAACTTTTTATTTCAAACTTAGAATTCTCATTCTCTAATCTTTTTTGCCAACTAGCTTTTTCAAATCCCATCATTTCCATTCTATGCATTGAATATAGAATTATTCCAGTTGCCATAAATCGATCATCACCAGATAATCCACCCTCGATTCTATCTCTTTGAAGCTTTGAAATAGCAGATATAGTTCGGATTTTCTGCAAATCTTTAATTTCTCCAATTAGCGGCATAGAATATAAATCAATCCACATGCCTTTAAAGAATGTAGAGAAATTATCTATTAAAGCTCCTCTAGTGGCTCCATTAGTTTCAAATCCATATTTATTAATCTTACTTAAATCTTGACCGATTTTCCCTTCATCAATGGCTTTATGCAAATTCCACCAGCCATGATTAGTCATTGCATTTTGTAACTCATAACCTTTATTACATTCTATAGCCAATAATAACTGAGCTTTAGGAGAATAATAAGTAACTAATGCAAGTAAAAATGGCCACATTATTTTTTGCTGTAAATCAGGAGAAGCAAACTCGCAAACTTGTGCATCTTTTAACTCAGGAGTTCCTTTTCGCAAAATCTCAATAATAGCATTATCACTAACTTTTCTTCCTAATCCATCAGAAGTATCAACTCCACAGCCATATTCATACTTAACATTAGGATGCTGCCAAATTAATATTTTATTAATAGGATCAAATTTATCCCATCCTTCAAATCTTACTTGAACCAATTCATAATCGCTTGCAGGTGTTGCAGAAGTCCAATTCGTTCTAATTGGAATTTTCCTACCGTTTTCAAGTATTTCGCTAGAACTTGGAAAAAAATCAGGAGATATTTCATTTTGATCTCCTCTTAATTTATAAACTTCTGGAATAATCCCTTGCGCATAATTAGAATAGGAAGTAATTAGTTCTATTGGATAAATAGTTTTTCCAGCATGTTGAAATGCTTCTTCCCAATCTGCGGGAACTTGAGATAAAAATACTCCGAGTTCATCTCGTGCAATCGCCGCATTTCTTTCAGTTTCATACCAAAACATTGTTTCTAGGCTCATCTGCCAATTTGAGCCAAGAACTTCTCGCATATCTATATTTGCTTTTACCCAATTTTCTGCCTTCTTTGCATGAATTAGTGTTTCGGTAGAAGATATAAAATTAGCAAAAGCAGAAGTCCGACCACTAATATATGCAGGAGGGGGATAAATATCAGCCCTAACAAAATATGGGATGAATGAGAAATAAAGAGAAGAAGTTCCTCTTTCCATACTTTGAATTGTTTCTTTAACTTTCTTATGAAAATCATCGTCTCTTCTTTCAGCAGTTCCTTCGAAAATCTGCAAAAGCCAAATAGTTTCATGCATTGCGCGAATTAGCGCATTTTCTATAGCTTCTACGAAGTATTTAAAATTAGCAATTTCAGATAAGTGAGAAACAGTTACAGTGGTTCCTTTCGCTAATGTTCTTTGAGTTCCCCAACCTAAGTATAAACCAGAGCCATTATCATATACATATTCACTTCCTCTTTCAAAATTTCTTAATTGTGGTCGAAGCCAAAATGGTTGTTTATTCATAGAATCTACAAACATATCAGCCATTTTGCCAGTAGAAGTTTCATCTTTACTAGCAATCATAGATTTTATATCTGTATAAAATTGTAGCCTATGCTCAACAACTCCTTGCGCGAATGTGGTTTTTCCAACTTGTCTAGCTTTTAAATCTAAAGTTCTAATTGCGCGAAATAAGCCTTCTAGTCTACTATGAATTCGCGCCCATACTTTTTGTGCATTATTATGTTGATATTGGATAAATATGTTTCTAATATCTGATATTTTATAATATCTTTCCATCCAATAGAAACAATCAAATTTAGAAAGAATAGTTTCATTTCTTATGAAATTTTGTATTCGTTCTGAATAGAATTCTTTCTTTGAAGCTGGATCTTTAAATTCGATTTTAGTTCTTGATTTATCTACTAGAGATTGTTCGTATAAATCAAAATCTATTAAATTATTAATGTAATCAACTGCACGTGAGGTTTCTAGATAAGAATGGCGAGTTAGTTCAAAATTAAGAGTAGGCTTAATCTTCTCTAGACGTTTTTCAATTATTGCTTCATTATACATTTTTATACAAAACTATATTTCTTAGCATGATTTCTATACTTTCCTGCAAATACTATAAATTCATCTTCTTCTACTGCTACGCTATCTATGGATTGAATTATAGCATTTTGAAATACTAAATGCTGTGCCTCGGCATTATCAAATCTATACTGAGGTTCGAACATCTGATGAATTCTTTCGTAATTCTTCTTTGAAATAACAATAGAAGTTGGTTCCCCTATTTTATTTACACAATCTTGATAAGCTTCATACAACGCTTGAAAAGAGATTCCTCTTTCTCTAATTAAATTATTTAATGGAGCAATAGCATCTGGAAGCTTTAAAGCTATTACAGTTCCAATTACTGCACTTCCTAGGAAATTAAAGAATTTTCTTCTATTCATTAGGTTTCTCTCAAGAGAAATTGGCGGCAGTTATTTCAAATTGCCACCATTTCCATATTAACTAACTACGCGTCGACTGGAGTTCCAGCTTTTAGCGAAAGAATATTTGCCTGTGCAAGAGTTGCATTAACTGCTTCTTGTGCAGTTAAATTACTAACTCCGTCGCCTAAATCTGCATCTGCCGTTGCTTCTACAATAAAAGTCCCAGAAGTTCCTGGAAGCCTAATAACTTCAAATTCTAATGGATTAGTTCCGCTTGGATTCTGAGCTCCAGTTGCTAGAGTTGCATCGCTAATTGTAAAAGTCGGATTTTGTACCTGCGCAGGTTGGCCTTTTCTATTTAGTGCCTCTAGTGTAAATGTTACTTTTGACAAATCATCCAAATTCATTTCTTTAATATCTCCTTTAATTATTGTGCTAGTTTCAAATATTATTACCTTGGAGAAGTATAGTTTACTTTTATCTTGAGCTTTAGATATAGCTTTTACATAGAAAAGTATTCTATTAATATCTCCTTGAATAAAATTTAACTTTTGAACTACTTCATTTATCCCGAACACATCTTTATTTATTTCCTCCTTTAATTACTTTGGAACCACATGAATCATTAAATCTACTACTACTAGTAATACTGCCACGCAGCAATAAGTAGTTGATTGTTTAACTAAGGCAAGAATGATAATTATTAAAGCTGCAAGTAGAAGTAGAACATCAACGGTGGGAAACATATCTTTATTTCCTTTCTAATTCTAATAGTAGTTCTTTATCAGAAAATATATTTTCAGTATTAATCATATTTTCTAAACTACCCTCAGTCAGTTGTTTTGGTTCTTCTACTTCCGCTTCTATAAAATCATCCTCTCTAGATAATTTTTCAGTTGAACGGAGAGTATCTTTGAAATTCGATTCGAAGGATAAATTAGTTACTTTAGTTGAATTATCTATACTTCCAATCAAAGGTGCGTCTTTCGCAATTCCTGTAGCCTTTGCAAGTAATTCTCTATCTCGAAAATTTCTTTCTTTCCCTGCGAATTGCCGAATGTTATTTAGCATTTCTGGCTTTGATTCCATTAATAATCTCTGAGAAATAGCTTCATAATGCTCAAACATTCCAATAGCAGCTTGACCATAGAATTTATCTTTCGCAACTCCTATTCTATCACAAAGCCAGTCGAATACATCTACTCGATTTTGAGAATTAGTATCTAATGCATTCCATATTAGAATTACTTTATATATTTTATAAGCTACTGTAGAACTTTTTTGCCTTGCGCCTTTTTCTAGAGAATTATTAATAAATGTAAAAACTGATTGATTACCTCCAAGTAAATCTCTAAACAAATACCCTAAAGTTCCAGGCAATGGCGCAATTCGTTTAAATTGAACTTTTGATAGTTTAATAGCTTTTGCTTCAGCTTCTTCTTCATTTAGTTCTAAAGGACGATCATAGGCTAGAGGAATTACTTTTAATTCTTTCTCTTCCTCTTTTTTTGGAAGTTTAACTGATTGAATTTGAATTGTCATTTTAATAAGTACTGGTGCTCTTCACAAGTATAATTATCATCTATATTACACTTACAGTTTAAAAAAGAATCTAGAAATTCAATACCATTTTTTATATCTTCATCTAATATTGCCATTAAAGCTTCTATGTTTTCTTGTTCCATTTCATCTTTTAAAACCGTTACTCTAACAAAGAAAAACTTCTCATCTCTCCTCATTCCCTCTAATGACGTGCTATAATTAAAAGTTGGAGGAAATTCTTCTCCTGTTTCTTTATTTTTGTATCCTAGTATATCTTGCTGAAATCCACTAAAATGAAACCATTCCCATCCTCTTTCTTTTATAGCCTTATAATCTATAAATTCTTCCTTAACTACAGCATTAATGTTAGCAGTATTTAATAACATTTATAATCTTTCTAAAACTTCCTCTTCTAGTGCATCTTCAGCAAAGAAGTATCCTTCTTTCTCTGATTCTTTTAATCGTTCTCTAGCCATTTCTACATATTTCTCATCTTCCTCTTCTTGTTCTTTTTCAATATTTGAAGTGGACATAGAAGGAGTTTCTGCTTTTTTATTTCTCATATCCACTGGAGAACTAGATATATTCGCTTGAGTTTCTAAAGCCGTAGCAATTCGCCGCAGTTCTATTAAAATATCATTTAGAATCATAGACTTACTTTCTTGAACTGAGAAGCAGGAATAGTAGTTTCTATAGTCTTCCCACCTTTAGTTTCCATAACTGGAATGTCTAATCCGCTTTTAATTCTAGCCTCATCTGGTTTATCTCCATCTACTACTACTTCAACTTCTGATTCAATAACTAAAGTAGAACGAATATCTTGAGCTTCTAATATAAGAGCCTCTATGTCATTTTTCTGTTGTTGTAAAGTAGATATTTGTTCATCTAATTCTTCTACTTTCTTAAATTGCTTCAGTGCTTCTGGCGAAACTGCACTAGCTGCATCTATTTCAAACTCAAATTCCTTTTCAGGAACCGGAACATCAGATGGATAAGCAGTCATTGTAAAAGCAAATTGAATAGAGGCTCGGTGAAATGAGTTTCCTATTGACAAATATTTAAGTTTATCTATTTCAGCAATTATGTTGTTCTTTGTTATCTTACGAATTTCCTGACCATTTAGTGCGTTATATGTACTTTGCATATTTTATTTTTTCTCCAAACTACTATGTTTTTCACAAACTGTATTTCCAGTACAAAGACAAGTTCTTAATTCTTCAAAATGATTAAATAAGGTTTTAATTTTCTCTGCATCATTTGCAGAAAGTAGTGCAATTCGCGCAGTGAATAACTCTCCATCTGATCTTTTCATACTCATTTGAACGATGTTATGTCCTGTGTGAGAAGGAGTTGTTGCGATTAAACTCTTTATGTAATTAGTATGGCACATTAGCTTGCAATCTACTTTTTAATCTAGGCATTATTACTCGACTCTTTGTAAATCTCTTATCTTTATAATTAGTATTATTCTTTTTAATTTTAACTTTAGATTGAGCTACAACTTCTAATCTTAATAAAATTCTAAAAGTTTTTCTGCTAGGAAATGTTCCTCCACAACCAATATCGAAATTTCGCCATAATTTTATCATCTGTGGAGTAACGTCACATAATACTGCAAATTGTTTATCAGTTACTTTCAATCTTCTTTGCAAACTGAATACCCAAGCAAAGAATTCCGCGAATCGCGGATCATTTCTCATCATTGCTTGTTTTTCTAATCTTCTGCGTCTTTGTCTAGTATACAAATGTTCTTTGTTTTGAATTGGAACTGCATTTTTTCTATTAGTAAAATACTTCAAATCGTGCATTAGCTTTCTAATGGTAATGAATTTATCTACTATAATTACTATTTCAGCCATAAGTATTTAAGCATTGACTTTTTTATAAATAATCCCACACTCACAAGCTCGTTCTTTTTCTCTAGGATTAAAAGAAATAACTACCTTCATTGGTTTTCCACCTGGGCCAATATGGTTAGGACAGACAAAAGCTTTGCAATCTGATGGAATTTGTACTATATGACCCGATACTGCTATTGCAGATTTAGCCTTTTCCTTTAATCTGTTCAATAAGTTTGGCTTGGTATTTGTCACTTAATTTATAAGGAAACTTTAAATCGTAGTATCTCTTTTTAACTTTAGGCTTTTCCACTAAAACTAAAAACTTTGAATTTAATAATTTAATGTTCTTTCTAGATTTTAAGTATTTAAATGTAGCAGTTGCCGCACAGGCTAAACATTTTATACTTCTAGAAATATGCGTTTTACTACAAGATAGTTTAGAAGAATCCCAAGTTTTAATAAAAATTAAATCGCAGTTATTGCAATGAAGAGTTACTTTCATTTAGTTTTTTCATTAAAAGACCAATTCGCTTTTCAAAATATTTAATACAAAAATAAATGGTTATTCCTATAAATGCACAAGTAGGAATAATTGAAGATAAAATATTAAAAGCCAATACTTGTAGAAAGTTTGTAAAAGTCATAAAGTTTAATTTTTCCTTATTTTAACTGTTGACTGAATTTTTAAATCGTGCTATAAGATAAACTCTTGCACGAGCACATTCTAACACAGAGTAGTATTTTTCTACCGAGTCAATTTGACATGAGCACTAGATTATCTCTGTGTGTCATAATGATACATCTGAGGCTTGAGAAAAAGCTTGACAAGCTCAGATTAAATTAGTATAATGAAAACAAGGGAAGAAATAATAACTCAATTCTCATGAATTCTCACTATGCTACACTTTTCTATTTTATCTACTTTATCTATTCTAACTAATTTTTATAATTTTTCTAAAAATTCAATAATCTGCAAAACTAAAAGCATACAGTCAATTTGACTTGTTTGTATATATTAATAATAACCCTATCAATAGTGCGAAGCATTGCAAATAATAATTGAAATTGAAATTGGGCTAGCTAAATTATTATTTTAAAGCTCCGCCATTTGTTGCAAAACTCCGGTAGCTTTCTTATAGTAATAAAAATAACTACTCGCTTCGCTCGAATTTTTTATAAAAATAAAAAAAATCAAAAAAAAAAAAGAGAACTTATATGATATACGACTTAATAGATATTTGTGAACATTGTTTAGAATTAAAATCATGTGGAATAATTGCACGGATTAAACAAACTTCCACTAAAATTCTATTTTCTAATGATTTCGATCAAACCAATCCTGAATTCTTTCCAAAAGTAACTCATCATACTATTTGTCAATCTTGTTATGAATCTTCATTACCTTCTTACTATCTTGACTTAGCCGAAAATTAAAAAAAAATTAAAAATGTTTGCGAAGAACTCTAAATACAAAAATACAAAACTACAAAACCTACCCTTTGAGACAATTAAACAAAGATAACTAAACTAAACATTGATTAAACTTAAAAAAGAATAAGTAAACTTCTTATGTTTAGTTAAATATAATAAACTTGTTTAATCTAAAGTAATAAAATTAATAAGTATTTTAGTTATTTGAAAACTAAATAACAATTAGACAAATAGTTAGCTAGAGTTAATGAAAGAGCTATGTGTGTCAAAATAACACATATTTCAATTGTGTCAAAGAGAAACAAAAAGAACTAGTGTATTTTAAAGAACCATGCAATTATTACACATTTATATTGTTGGATTTTTACTGCTTTATAATCAATAAGATGCAAAATTGGCAAGATTCTTATTGGAATTCATATAGATTTTTGTAGCAAAAAGATACGTGTCAATAGAGATACAGAGCGGCAATTGCCGTGTTCTCTTATACTTAGCTCAAGCGCAGCCATTACTCTACACTTGGAATAGTTATTGCATCAAATTGGCTAGCTCTTTCTTATGTTTCTGGTTTGGGATTTAATCCTTGTAATTGCCAAAGTAATTGCTTTGCGAGTTTCTATTATCTCTCGCCTATGTTGGCAAGTCTTTAGGCATTCCAGTATAATTCAGTAGAAAGATTTTTATGAGTGCGCCAGTGCTAGGCTCACGATCATGTTTGAAAAGTTAATCAATAATCCGTGATAGCCGTTTTGTTTCAGCCGTGAACACGTGAGAAACTAATTAGCATTCTGGCGTTATCTTGTCGCTAGAGTGCAAGCTGCAAGAGTTAATATTAGTTTGAGTCTAGCTAACTCGAATTGAATAGCAAGATTAACAATTTAAAATTGCTTGTTAAAATCAAACCGTCAGAGCGCGAATGGCGAGCACATTCATTGTCTCGCATCAAATAATCATGCCTCTGCAAAGAGAGTAAATAAGCAATGGTTTATATTGCCTTTAATTCTGGAAATAGGTTTAAAGGCAATACTAAGCTAAACTTCTAGCTAGATAGCCGATACGATTAGACGGTTTCTTTCAATATCTAATCATTGCCTCTTAAGAGAGAAAAGGAAGAATCAATAAATGCCTATTCAAATTACAAGCAAAAAAGTAGCCGATATTAAACAAAAAGCAGAGTTGCCGAAAGCTACTGTTTCGTCTTCATTAGAAGAGAGAAATGGTATTTCGGGTATTCTCGTTTCAGTTTTTTATCCTTTGCCAGAGGATGACCAAGTCGAGGTAGTTGAGCGTATGGGCAAAGGCGAGAATAAAGACCAAGTAACTTCAAGAAAGTCAGTTTTTGGTCGTGCTCGCGGAGTAGGACTCACTTATGAGCAAGATGGTGAAACTTACGGAATTCTGGACGGCGAAGGCAATCAATTTACTCTTTCGGCTTCGATTCTAACAGTAGTTAAAACTGCTGGAGACGAAGGCGATGAGGAAGAAGCTACCGAAGCCGCTGCTTAACTAGCTTTTTTGGCTAAAAGCAAAACTCAGAGCATTCTAGTCAAATTTTTACGGCTAGAATGCTTTGTATTGAGTTTTTAGACTTCAAGACATAGAAAGGTATGGACTAAAATGCTAGTTTTTTGCGCTCGCCCAAAAGTTAACGCAAATGTAGTTAGTCGAGATATTCACATAAAAAGACTAATTGTCAAAGATAAACAAAAGTGTTTAGAGTGTAGGCCAGTTTTTGTAATAAATGGCAAATTCTCTAAACTTCAGCCGCGAGATAAGCAGTATAGACATGCTACAAATTGCTCGCAGAAAGGTATGTTTTAAACATGGCATCACGAACAGAAACAATTGCACAAGTGGAAAAACTGGAATTAGACCTCGAATTGGGACTTATTGAGTATAAAAATGGTGAACTAGTTGAAACTAATCTCGCAAAGTCCTAAGAATTTATAAATCACGTTTGAATAATTCTCATATCCTTCATAAATATTCAAACGTGAAAATAAATTCTTAAATCCTACACTTTAAGTTCAGAAAGGAAAAACATATGACACTAGCAATAATGATCATATTTTTTCTCCGTCTATATTGGCAACTAGGAAGAAACACAACATGCCAATAAAAATCCAATTAGTAAAAATAACTCCAAAAATGGCAAGAGATAGAATATTGATTTCTCCTCAAGAGAGGTTTAATAGACTCTCTAAGCGTCAAATAAATAGAGGAAAGAACTATAAACTCAGACGTTTTCATTTCAATGCTATTGAAAATGGAAACATTATAGTTCTATTCGATGGATTAGGAAATAATCTAGGCGATTTTGATAATTCAGTAATAGGTTGCAGATTAGCCCGTCAATTTGCGCTAAAGTTATTCCATGCAAGTGATAATCAAAACGGCGGATTTTTATTTACTAATCCTAATTTTGAATATCAAACTCCAGAAGAATTAGAAATGGTAGGTTTACTTGCTAGAAAAAATGTAGAATACCATCCCTTTGCTATTTGCAAAGATTGTAAATTCCAATTTCAAGATAATATAGAAATGAGTTTGCATAAATGCACAGAAAATTGGATGATATTTGAGTTTACGAGAATAAGGAGAGTTTATGCCTAAATATTTTCATTCAAAAGCTGAACAGTTACATGCTGAAGCCTTTGCCTCACTTCTTTTAATTGAAGAAAGATTTTGGGGCGAAGACAATTCTCGCTTTGATGCTAGAGTTTGCAAGATCATTGACAATGCAAGGAATAGAGTTTATAGACGTTGGAATTTAGCTTTTGGAGGAAAATAAACATGAGCGAAAAAACATTACAAGAAAAGTTAATAGAGGCACAAAACCACAATGATTGGAGAGAAGCTAGAACGATCATAATTGGTTTGATGAAAGAATGTGCAGAACCAGATCAGCTTCAAGATTTATTGGAGGAAATCCAAAACCGTGACTGGTTTTTCAATAAATAACAGAAATTTCATAAACTAACTACAATTCGCCTTTCATACACTATTTTTCAAGTAAATAGAATTGTAGTTAGTAATGAAATTTTTAAATTTAAATGAAAGGAAAATTGAAATGAATTATACCCAACAATTAGTTCTAATTTCAGCTCTATTTGGATTTCTTGTTTATATTTCGATAATTTTAACAGAGATAAAAAATAGAGTAGGAAGGAAATAAAATGTCAACAGATGAAAAAATAATTGACAAAATTAGAAAGCTAATAGCAATTGCTGAAGGTTCTACTAATTCAGCAGAAATGGCAAATGAAGCAATTACCGCTGGTGAAATGGCTCAGGGATTATTAGAGAAATATAAATTAGATATTTCTTTTTTATCTAAAGAAGAACAAAGAGTTGCTTATATTGAAATTGGAAACAATTTAGGCAAATCTATTGTTGAAAATCCAATTAAACGTGCAAACGCTGTTTCTGTAAAATCTAGAACTATTTGGTTTGAGAAATTAGCAAAAGTAGTTGGAGAAACTTACTTTTGCAAAGTTGGATTTCTTAGAAGATCCGGCGCGGTTTCATTTTACGGTTATGATTTAGATAGAGAAATTGCGGCTTTTATGTTAGTAAAATTAGCAGTTTCAGCAAATGAAATTGCAAAGGACGAAGGTAGAAAATTAAAAGAAGCTATCAATAAACAAGGAATTTCTAAAGGCATCTCTGCTTTTTCTAAAAAAGTAGTAAGTTTGCCTAGAATCTATGATGAAGATGAATTTACTTCGGCATTTCACGCTGGCTTTAGAAAATCGGTTGAAGAAAAATATAATTCTCATAGAAATCCTGATTTAAAGAATGAAGACGTGGAAGTTTATTACAATTCTGCTGCTAGAAATGAGAAAGAGAATGAATACTATGATCATTTCCTAGAAACAGAATGGAAAGATCAATATATATTTGATTTGGGTTATAAGTTTGCTCTTAAACTTTCTTCTAAATCTAGCGCTATCGTAAATAAGAAAACTTCTACAAGTTTGGTAGGAACAAAGGTTAAAGTTGTATTTGTCGGAAATGCTTTTCTTCTAATAGATACTTCTGGTTCTATGAACGGCGGAAGATTAGAAGAAGCAAAGTCTGGCGCGATTCAAACCACATATATTAATTGCAGGATCAACAGGAAGTGGAAAGTCTATATTTGAGTCTGCAATAATTTCTGCACTATCAATGGCGAAAACTCCAGATGAATTGCATTTATATATTGTAGATCCGAAAAGAGTTGATTTATCTTTATTTGATTCTCTTCCTCATATTAAAAGAATGGTGATATATATTGAAGAATGGTATTTAGTAATTAATTATCTCTATAATGAAGTGTAAAATAGAAATAAAGT